TATTATCAAAATACTGTAAATAGTAATTTATTTTCAACATTTTCTTTGTACGGAGCGACTGCCACTTCAACACTTATTTACAATTCAACACAGGCTAGTGGAACAGTTCCAAACTACGGAGTAATTCAAACTATTTCATCATCGGCTTCAATAGCCTTTAACGCGGAGTTGTAATGAAAAGAACATATACAGTTGAAGATAATGGCGTGATTTGGTACGAAGAAAACGGATATACAATTTCTTTCACCGCCGACCCTGCCAACTCAGACTACCAATCCTAACTAGACACACTTGCAGCCAACTCAGCCCCACAGGGCTAGGCTGGAACACTCCACCGAGAGTTAGACACGCTGGCTCGGGTGCTTGCATCAAATCGGGATAATAACTAGCCTTTGGGGGTACGGTTTTCCCATGACACAACAAACCGAACTCATTCCCTTAGAGGAAATCCATCGCCAGCTCAAAAATCGCTACGATACAAGCGGTTTCTCGCCCTATGTGATCCGTACTGACTGGCAAATCATCCGGCGAATCGGCGTTCATCCAGCGCTGGCGACCGTTCAAGACTTGGAAAAGGTCGTTCTTTCGGCCACTAAACAATCGACAAAAGCCAACTATGTTTCCCGGCTTCGTTCTATCTATAAACATCTGAACAAGATGAACTTGGTCAATGGCAACAATCCAGCCGAAGACCTGCCAAGGGTCAAGTCAGGGCGCGGAGTACCCAAGCCAGTCACCAAAGGCGAGTTTGAGAAGCTCTTAGCCGAGGCAACTCAGCCTTACCGAGATTGGTTCATTCTCGGTGGCATGGTCGGCCTTCGGGCGCATGAGGTTGCCAAAATTGAGGGTGCTGATCTCATCGAGGATCAGGGTGGCTATTCCTTACGCGTTATCGGTAAGGGAAAAACTGACCTTGTGATTCCGGTAGCCCCCAAGGTCGCTGAAGTCATTCAAAGCTACAACACTCTCGGCAGGCTATGGATTATCGATCCAAACAAGTTTTCCAAGAAGGCAGCCGATGAGATGCGCCGCATCCTTGGCGCTAATGCCAAACATTTTCACAGCTTGCGTCATTACTTTGCCACCACAATGCTGGAGAAGTCAGATGGCGACTTGCTGGCGGTCAGAGACTTGATGCGCCATTCATCGGTCGCAACAACGCAAGTTTATACCCAACTCGCTCAAGGTCGAACTCGATCTTTGGTCAACCTCATCGAATAAGGAGAAGCTCATGGCAGTAACAACAGCCCAATACTCACTCACAACAACACCAGTCAAGATTGTGAGCGCAGACACTATCGCTGAGATGGTTTATATCCACAGCGAAACTGCTATTGCCTACATTGGTGGAGATTCTTCAGTTTCCTCAACTACTGGTTACAAGCTCGATGTCAATGACAAGATTTCTTTCTCAAGTCACGAAGGCGAACTTTGGGCAGTTTCAGCATCAACAGGTTCAATGTCAGTTTTGGTCAGTACTCGATGACGAATAATTCATCCATATTTTTCTCAACCGTTTGGGCGATCGCCGAAACTGTCGTCATCATCTTTGGCGGTTTCAAGGTCTATCTGAACCTCGTCAAGAAGCTCGACCGCATTGAATACGCCATCTTCAATGATGGCAAGACTGGCCTGAAGAATGATGTTGAGGCTCTTCGCGAGGATTTCCAAGAAGTAAAGACCGACCTAGCAGTCTTGAAGGCTGCAAATAAGAAGCCAAGAGTCAGGAAAACTGTATGACAGGCAAAGATGTAGTAGCCAAGGCAGTAACGCAACTTGGAGTTGTGGAGAAGGGTGGCTCTGACGGTAAGTCAGGCAACATCGTTCCTTACTGGGATTGGTGGAAGGCTTGCACCGGAGAAAATGATCAAGGTCAATCGTGGTGCGCGTGTTTCGTTTCGTGGTGTTTTTCTCAGGTGATGGCTTCCTCACTTGTTGCAGCAAAGAACAAATATGGCTTCATCTATTGCCCTGATGGTGTGAATTATTTCAAGAAGAAGAATCAACTCGTTGATCCGACAAAGGCGCAACCGGGCGACATAGTATTCTTTGATTGGGAAGGCAAGGGGATTTCCGATCATGTGGGAATCGTTGAATCCGTAGGCGCTGGATTTCTCAACACTATTGAGGGAAATACAAGCGGTGAAGGAACTAACGGCTCAAATCAAAATGGGGGCGGGGTTTATCGTCGCAAGCGATACTTCGGCAAGACAATCATCGCGGTTGCACGACCAGCGTATCCAACACTCACTCCTGCCAAGTAAGGAATATCTATGAAAATCAATATCAAGAAAATCGAATCTATCTTTGCAACTTATGCAGTCATCGCATTGCCATTGGCAACAACAGCATTTGAGATGAAGGCAAGCACTATCGTCAAGGTTCTCGCCTTTGCTTCAGGTTTGCTTGGTGTCATCGTTCGTGGTCTCAATCCAAAGGATGCCGCTTTCGGTGTTGTCACTATTGCCAAGACCGAAGTTGATGCCAACCTCGCAAAGCAAGAAGCTGCTCAGAAGTAATTGAAACAGTTCCAACGGATTTCCGATTGGGCTGCTGAAAGTTTTGGCTCTCCTTGGTTTATGGTTTTCCACATCGTGTGGTGGGGGTCATGGATTATTTTCAAGCCTGAGCCATTTCCTTTCGGACTGCTCACACTCATAGTCTCGCTGGAATCAATTTTGCTTTCGGGATTGATCTTGAATGCTACCAATCGCTCTGGCGAGTTGGACAGGAAAATCATCTCCCGAGACTTAGACTTGGACAAAGAGACTCATCGCGCAGTCATCCAAATCCTAGAAAAACTAACCGTCAGGGAATAGGGTCAAATGACACAGGGATTGGTTCTCAATACTGAGACCAAATTGGCAGCATTATTGCTCGCCGAGAAGACTTATGAACGCAACCGCAATCGTTTCGGGCATTACCGGAACACAGCGAGTGGCCATCTCATAGGTCGTCTCGGCGAGTTTGCTTCATTTATTTGGCTCAAAGAAAATGGCTTTGAACCCGAGGCGGCTTTTGCCGACTCCATGCAGAATCAGCAATGCGACATCACCAGCAAAGTTGGACGCATCGAAGTCAAGAGCTGGAATGAGAAGCATTGGGATGAGTGGGGCAGATGCGTTTCGGTCTCCCAGTATGCTTCAATCAAGAAGAAGGCTGACCTGATATTTTGGTGTTCAGTCGATGAGTTTGAAAGCGACAATCCAAAGGTCACTTTCAGGGGATGGTGCAAAGTGGACATTTACGAAGGCATGACTCCGATCCTTACTGGCAAGGAAGGTCGGCAGATCAACAATTATCAACTGGCGCAAGAGCAACTTTCTTCACTTGAGGTTCTCAAGGAGCTTCTATGAACCGTCAGGAAATCCTTGAAGAAGCCGCCCGGTTGACCGCTGAAGACCGAAACAAGAACTATGGCGACCCCTACACCAACCATAAGCGAATTGCCGATATTTGGTCGGTAATCCTTGAACACGAAGTCACCCCATCGCAGGTCGCTCTCTGCATGGTAGGCGTGAAGATTGCTCGACTCATTGAAACCCCCACCCATCAGGATTCCTTCATCGACGGCGCGGCTTACATGGCCATCGCTGGCGAGATTTCCTGACTTAGCCAGCTCGCAGCCTACCTCGCCTTGGCTCGCTGGCTTGATGCCAAAAGACCCCTATCGCTCCGGCGGTGGGGGTCTTTTGTGCTGTACGACACGCCGAATCAATTGGAGAGAACTTGACTTGTCGGTGCTATTCTTATGCCAACAGCAGGAACTAGGTGTTCCTCACAAACGAAAGGCAACGCAAATGATTTGCGAAAAATGCAACAATGCAAAAATGACCAAGCGATTTTTTCAAGGTGGATTGACTTGGGATTACTCAGAAATTTATGAATACAAATGCCCGGAATGTGATTTTTCATTCAGAGGGGTCGCATAATGCTTGAGATGTTTATCCTCGGCGCAATCATTGTCCTAGCCAGTTTCTTCTTTATTCTTTGGATTGAAGCAGTCTTG